CTGGAAAGAAATGTTCTAAGATTAGATTTAATTCCATCAAAGTTAATGTCTGTAATTCTGAGAGCGTTATTTGCAGCCATTACCGTACTCGTTCTAAATTAATTGAAAGTTCTACTGGATCTTTTTGGTTTTCCACAAAGAATATAATACGTACAACAAGTGAATTTTCTTCTTCTCGAGATTCGACCAAGACATCAAGTAAACTAGCTCTAGGTTCAAAATTTGATATAGTATCTTCAATTTGCTTCTTTACCTGGTACTCTACAAAAGAATCAGCATTTTCGAATAGAAGAGCTAAAACATTGCCACCAAATAATGGCTCATAAGGTCTCTCAAAGTTGTTTGTAAGTATTAAATTTTTTATCGCTGTTTTAACTGCCTGCTCGTTTTTAATTACAGGAAGTCGACCCGTTACAGGATGAGGGGTAAAAGTGAAATTTATATCACTAAACACTAACTCATTGGTTAACGGGTTGACAGCTCCGGAAGACATTAAAGTTCCTTAATCTTTTATAGATTATTTATCGGAATTTTTTTGATCTTGAATTTCTCGTCTTATATCTTTGCACAGTTTGGTAATCTCTGAAAGAGCTTTCCGTGCTCTAGTACCAGCAGCTTTGTTTCCTTCAGTGAATTTAGTAAAGTCATCTTTGTAAGATTCGAATAATTGTGTAATCATTTCATGGTTATTCATTGCTATCCTCCAGCAAAAACATTAGGTGAACCTTCTATCATTTCTCCAGGCAACAAGTATTCCGTTACAAAAAACTGTCGACTGAGCAGGTTCATCGAGTTGTGTAATACTCGAACAAATGTGCCCTGTCGTTAGGTCATCCCCTTCTCTACATACAGCAGGCATTAGTTCAGATCAATCCTATCTGCGTTCATTTTAATAAACGTGCCCCCGTCTACTGTGACTCCATTTGCTTTTATATTCAAAGGACCGTTTACAGTAAGATTAGCATCTCCTTTAACATTTATATATTGATCACCAGCAACGATCTCATAGTTATCTCCAACTACTCTGGTGACCTTATTGCCATCCTTATCTATCTCATAGAACGTCCCAGACCTATGATACTCGTGTATACGCTGATTATCTGTCGTATCGTCGTATTCACGTATGTGTCCGGATTCACTTGAGCATTATTTTTAGTTTGTATCACAGGATGTGGGAAGTCAGCATCGTTACGAGCTAGACGATTAACATCTGGTTCATCAGTCCTTTGTGGGTATACGCCATTTGGATCATTAAACCCAACTGAAGTATCTGCAAGCTCTTGTGGGATACCAGACAATGTACCCATCACAATAGGTTGCTGTGCTTTATCACCATCTAAGAAGAATCCTACAACCCATGTTCCCTCTAATATTCCTGTTGGTGTGTGGCCAATATCTCCCATTGCCGCTGATGTTGACTGTTGAATTACTTGAGACCACGGAAGTGTATTGGTTGGAACAAGATCTTTTTCATCTGTATGCCATCCATAGATTCTTACTCTTACTCTTCCAAGTTTGATTGGATCATTTCGATCTTCGACAACCCCAAACCAAAATACCATCCCATAACCAAAATACTCTTGTTTAATATTCACTGCTAACCCTCATTGCTTAAATCAATAGATTGATATTCTGAAGTAATCGGCTTTCCAAAGGATTCCTTTACACAACTTATTGTTGTAGTAAAAAAGGTATCAGTATTTTTATAGTTATGTTTTACTGCAGAGATAAGAAACTTTGGGTCTTGGCCAAACAATTTGATATACTTCGTTTCATCTTCTTTTATATCGCTATTTTGTGGAATATACAGTCTAATAGTATCGCCAGCCTTTAACAGATGATTGCCAGGAACCGTTACATTTATTGTATACTGGGAAAATGTACTTAGTTGACTTAAAGCATTGTTGAGAAATTTTTGTCTTTGTCTAGGGCTACTTAAAAATGGATCAGATGTTTGATCAATTCTGTTTTCAAGGTAACTGAGATTGTTGTAATCTTCTCCGATCTGAGTTCCTAAAAATCTTCTATGACTGTGACCTTCTTCGAACGAAAATCTTCCAAAGTCATCAACTATCTTATTGTTGCCAAGATGGTTAAACAAAGGAAAGTTTTCAGCATATCTAAAAACTTTTTGATTGAACTTTTTTAAAATAGGATCAATTGATAATACACGATTATCATATAATCCCAACTGCAGTCCTTTTATAACATCAAAGGTTTTCTCAAACCCTAAACTGACAATTATTTGGTAGGGCTTTCTTTCAGATTTTTCTTCGTACAGTTCATCTATGTTAGCCACACCATAATAATAATCTTCCACAGGATCTGTTTCAATCATTGAACCAATAGAACGAAACTTAAAGCCATCTCGGTCTTCATAAAAAACATACGATGATGTATCAGGATATAGAGAAGAGACTGCCTCTGAAGCTAATTGATTAATCGATTCGAATGGAGTTTTATTGAATACAAAACTTTGAAGACCGTTCGTTGGTTCTACATCAATAGTTTTGTTGTTTACTGGCTCAATATATTCATTGAAGATTTTATTGACTATTTGATCTATGCTTTGATTTGGAAACGACTGTGACAACAGTTTTGTTTGATTAGCTACAGATTCTGCTGAAACACCATAAATGACATATGAATGCAGTCTTTCTTCGAGCTGTGTTCTATTTGAGATTTTGTAGATATCAAATGTTCTTACAATTTGATTGTCGGAGTGTTTGCTCTTAAAAGCCAAAACAATTTTTTCATTACCGACAATCGGAAATCTATCGATTAGACCAACGGCATCAAGTATTACAAGATCACAGGTAAGAGTGTTACTGAAAATATTTTCGTAAAAATTAAACTCTGCAAGGATACGCTTGATATCAATTGCTTGTTTATTTTCAAAATTTACAAGAGCAATATCATATTCAATTTGGTATGTCGAAGTATCATAAATCATGAGAAAATTGTTTCAGCTTGAGTCACTATAGATGGTACAAATTTTTTGTCAAGTATTTTAATTTGGGATTTTTCTTCATTAAGTTCAACCTCATGATCATATTTCGTTATAATTCTTCGAGAATCTGAACTTAAGGTATTATATGTATCTAGATCAACTACAACTGTTTTTTCACCGATAACAGATCCATCGAATCTCACAGATTGGTTTCTTATGATCTTACGATACTCATGAACAGTAGACTTAGCAGCTTCTCTTGTTCCATATTTTTCTTTGATAAATCTATCTAATGAAGCTGAGTCTAGAGGCCAATCAAAATGTGGATCGATTGTATTGTTCGTTAACCAAATAATCCAGTCAAGGGAAGGATCGTCATAATACTTAAACGCAATGACATCTGGTCTTTCTCCATCTTGAACATTGTAATCATAAAAAACAACAGTCCTGTTTCTCAACAGCTCTTGCAATTTGAATCTCAATGTAACGTTGGTTAAAATCTCAAGTTTTCCATTTTTCTTGAGATCGTAATTTACTGTCGGGAAGTTTTCGAAAAAGAATGGCATTATCGATTCTGCTCGTCTATGTTTTTCTTGGTAACAATAGTAAGTTCTTGGAATGTCATATTTAACGATACAGTAACTGGTGCTGCCTGATTTGGATGAACAAAGTTCCTTCCTTCAGTTGAATAGTTTACATCAAACCCAGTAAGGACTGATGCTCCAATGTCAAAGTAGAATTTAGGAAAGTGAAAGTCTATGTCAAACTGATTAGGATAACGGAAGAAGTGATCTTCAGATATCAATTCGGGAGACATGGCTCTTTTGAATTGCTTTACAATAAATCTGAGATCTTCTTGTTCCTTTTCATTTCTTGGTATAAACTTATAATTAAAACTGTGTGTTCTAAAGTTTGTACCTTCGAACAATGTTGCTAGACCTGGATTCAAAGCAACACCCGCTCCAGCTAAAGCTCCCTGTACTGCTCCTCCAACACCCGCACCAATTGCAAGACCTGGTGCACCACCAATCAAACCACCTGCCAATGCTGACAACTCACTTGATGCTACACCAGCAAAAATATTTGTCAGTCCGGACTTTAGATTACTTTTAAGATCCTCCAATGTTTGATTTGTGAGCGCGCTGGAAAGAGATGCACCGACATCTTGCCCTATTGCTATATTTTCACCTAATGCAGCACCAGCAGCTCCAAAAGGACCTATTCCCGGATTTGCATATTGAGCATTATATCCAGTTTGAATGTTTTCTGGCATAGGAAGAACTATTGTTGCTTCGGTCTGTCTCTTAGATACTCTGTCTCTTCTAAACTTGTTATCTTTAGCAATTCTAAAAGCAACCCAATAATTTAAAGATTCAACATTTTGTGGAAAATAGGACAGTTGACCTCTGAAACCTCTTTCAGATTCAAGCTCAGATAATTTACCCCTTCTTTGGAGTATTTCTCTTGTTCCTATGTCAAAACCTGACATATATACCTCTATGGCTACTTACAAAGGGTTCTATCGACCTCGTAATCCTAAAAAATACAAAAACATTATTTATCGTAGTTCGTGGGAGCTTCGTTGTATGAAGTATTTTGACAGCAATCCTAATGTTTTAGAATGGCAGAGTGAGGAGTTTGCAATCCCATATCGTTCACCTATTGACAACAAGATCCATCGGTACTTTCCTGACTTTATGATAAAGGTCAAAACTGCAAATGGTGGAACAGAGACTCATTTGATAGAGGTCAAGCCTTTCTACCAGACACAACCTCCATCCCAACCTTCACGTAAGACGAAGAAGTTTATTAACGAAGTTAAGACATATGGGATAAATACTTCTAAGTGGAAATCCGCGCAAGAATATTGCAAGGATAGAGGCTGGAAGTTTCAAATTATTACAGAGCACGAACTAGGTCTCAAATGACAGCTTATATATTCGACGATCTATTGACGAAAGGTGTCCGTGCTGGTCAGATTCCAGCTAGAACTAATGCTGCCCGTAATTGGTTCAGAAGAGAAGCACAACAGACAGCAGTTGCTCCGTCTCGGATTATGAAAGAGAACAGAGCTAAAATGGTCTCCAGGATTGAAGTTGGTGAAATGTATTTGTTCAACTATGATCCTAAGTACAAAAAAGAGTTGCCATACTATGATACATTTCCTTTGATCTTTCCATTCGAAACAGTCGAAGGTGGATTCTTAGGAATGAACATGCATCATTGTATACATTGGTGACTGATAAAAGATATGACGAGAATACCAAACTGAGATTGAGTTACAACGTATTGAAATCAACATCTAGATTCAAGGCTTTCAAGCCCACGATTAAGAAGTACTTGAGAAGTCAGGTCAAGTCTAGATTTATGAAGATTGATTCAGTTGAATGGGATATGGCTTTGTTTTTACCACTGCAGAAGTTCCAGAAAGCGACTGCTCAAGAAGTTTACAAGGATTCAAGAAATGCCATTTAACGTAAAAGAAATGGTTGGAACTCTTTCGAGACAAGGTGTTTCGAAGTCAAGCGATTATCGAGTCAACATACAGCTCCCTGGTGTCGCTAGTAGAACTTTCAACGCTGGAATCCAAGATTTAACTCTAAGAGCAGAAGCAGTAGAGCTTCCTGGTCGTT